GGCTTGGAGACGTGTCCAATTTCGGGCTCAGTATGAGCGAAAAAATTTAAATAGTGTACCGCTGAAAATATAGTCTGATTCAAAGTTTCAAAATAATTTTTAATCGATATATTGGGCATGTTTTTTTCAATTTCGTAATTGGAAAGTATAGTGAGAGAATCAAATAATCCCGAACGAGCGTATTCTTGCAGCACTCCGTGTGTTATGTTTTCTAGTAGCTTAGGAACACCGGTGAGCAAATCTGTATCTGGCTTAATATAGAAAATTTCTAATTTTTTATCCTTTATCTGCTCTAAAATTCCCAAGCTGTAATTCGAACTCATTGACGAGCCCACTATAAACACTTGCACATTCTCTGTGATGTCTTTGAAAAAGGACTTTAGCTTAGGGGTGTTTTCTTCATACTCTTCTGGTGACGAATACTCCTTTAAGTTGAAGCAATATTTAGACTTTTTATACTTACTGCCAAGTTGATAAACTTTGTAGTTATTTTTTTGAGTTTTAAAATTCTCAGCAATTGCAGAAGCTGCATTTCCAATACCTATGATTGATATCATATCCGTAATTTCTCCAAATTATAATAATCTTTCCCAGCGCTTAGATTCACCCTGAAGGTGTCCAGTTTGTTTTGGGAAAATATTTCTTTAATGTCAGGCAGAAGATTTCTCTCGTCATCGTGAATATCAAGAACCACCTCGTCATGAACAATGTGCGAGACAAAGCTCTTTTTACCTTCTAGGAACTTATCCAAAGCTATGGCGCGATCGTTTACCAAATCAGCAGTGGTGCTCTGTATTAGATAATTTAAAGCTTTGAATTCATTAACTTCGATCGATCTACCAAAAGGAGTCTGAATCTTGCCGTCGTGATAAAAGCTATCGAGAAGACTCTCTCTGTCGTAAGGGGCGCCCTCCAAATCTGAAGTTCCGGGATTATATAGCCATGCAAAAAACAGTGTTTTTGCCTCTTCTCTGGATGTTATTCCTTGGCGCTTAAATATTGTTTCCATATGCCACTCATGGACATCCTCTTCCGGCTGTGTTCGCTCTAGCAGAGATATAACTGTGCGGGCTTCAGCAGCATTATAGTCTAAAGAAACTAGCCAATCATTAACAGGCTTAATTAATGATCTTAATTCCTTGTGCATAGTTAAAACCGGAATAGACTGTGTGTATGTTGTAAGTCTGCCTGTTTTTGTGCCGAAAATATTGTAATCAATATATGGAGAACCAGACATAATTTTATTTGCTCGCGAGCGATGAATTGATTTAGTAAACAATTGACGGGCGCCGGCAGTGCTCAAATTCATTCTTTGGTATCTAATCTTATATAATAATTTTTCAAGCTCACATAAGTGTTCATATATTGGCGGCTTCTCAACTGTCTCAAATACATGTTGTGTGATTTTATTTTTCATTTCTAGAAATTCTGTCAGGAAATCGTGAGGAACTAAATCAAAAAAACAGTGCTCACGAAAATCGATCTTCGCTATTTCAAAAGCCTTTCGAAATGCGTTCATTTTTGTTAACATTCTATTCAA